TTGTGTTTGTAGCAACACTCTTTGCTTTAAATACTTCAAAAGTTGCAACACCTCGGACAACTTCAACATCAACTAAAGTTGTGTTACCAGAGTCATTGCAAACTAAAAGAGATTTTACTACATCCGTAGTAGGCGGAACAGGTGGCGTTGCACCCGCATCAGCCGTAGGAACTGTTATAATAGTTGTTAAATCTGTTGTGGTAACATCTACCATTGCGCTTTTAAAAGTATTAGCCAAGGAAAAAAGCCTCCGACTGTGATTGTTCTTTTAAATCTTGTTGGTAGTTTGTATTAAGTAAAAGAATAATTTGATCTAATAACTGCACCATTTGATCAAACTGATTAGCATCATATTCTGGTGTGGCATTAGGTAATCGTGTAATTGTTATTTTAGCCATACATTCCTCCGTAAGGCGGGAAAAAAGAACCAATACCAAAATTATCAAAATCACCGTAGTTTGATGATTGATTCATGTTAAAGTTTTGTCCAAAATTACCACCTAAACTTGCTATACCTTGTTCTATATTTTTTAACGTTCCAAGAATATCATCTTGATTAGGACCCATAAGCTGTTGGCCAACTCTGTTGTAAGGGTTAGAAGGCACAGGTATCTCCATAAAGTTATTTCCAGTAACGTCTTGTCCTACTCCAGGTGTGAATTGTCCAGATTCAATTAATTGTTCTGGGGTATCTACTTGTGCTAGACCTTCTTGACTCATTAAGTTTTGTTCAGGAAATTGTAATAAATCACCTTTACCAATTGACTCTAAATACTTTTTTAAATTACTTGCTCCTGAGCTTGACCCTCTCATCTCTTTACCTTGAAATGTATAAGGTATTGAATCCGCTGTTTGTATATTTGAATAAAAATCAGAATCATAATAACCTTGCATCAAAGGGTCATCTGATTTTAATTTAAAAGGATCGTCTATAATGCCTGGTAAAGGTGTTTGTTCAGATACGGGTGTACTAGGAGGTGTTACATTAAACATACCACCTTTCGGTACAGTTCCAGCACCAGGGTTAGGAATTGTGTTACCTAAACCACCCCCTAAAGGATTTTGATATAAAGGTTTATCAATCATCGTCTACCATCTGGTCTAAGTTGTAGCTTTGTAGATCCAAGTCTCCAAGCTGTGTCATTAACTGTGTTAGTTTCATATTTAATTTTTACCGCTCTACCTCTACCTCTTACATCAATTTTCTCTGTGGTACTAGAAATAGTGCCTGTTGTCGTTACATTAGCTGCGGATTGTGGATACTGTTCTAAGGTTAAGGTTGCTGTCATATTATTGGTAAGATTATCAAAGTCTGGAACTAATCTACTAACTGACATGAGCTGATCGCCATCAGCGATCTCAACAGATCCAGTTGTTAAGAAAGCAGAGATAGCTGTGCCATCTGCTTGATTATTACCCGACTCGTGTTCGTAAATATAAGAAGCCCCTGCCGTTAAACCTAATATAGTCGATACATTTGCTGTTACGGAAGCATCGTATTCTGTGGCAATGGGATTTTCAAATACATAAGCACCGAGCCAAGTTGTTCTTCCAATATTAACAGTATACCAAGTGTTTTCTAAATAATTATAAGCAACTCCTCTGTCTATTGCCGTAGCATTTGCTGAAGGGTAGTACCAAATAATTTCATTAAAAGCTGTGTTAATACCACAAGCAATATCATTTCTGTTTGTGTAACTAAGATCATCAAACACATAATCCTGTACAGAGCATGGCATTTTTTTGACAACACCATCATACATGTAAAAAGAATTATCAGACATCCAGTACGCTCTACCATTTATTTCTACTGCTGCATGTTGTGCTATTAATCCACAGTTAGCGCCAAGTTGTCTCAAACCAAAAGTAAAAGGTGTACCAACAAATTGAATACCATGCAAAGATGTATCTGTCCAAACAAGTATTTGACCTGATGATTTGACAGCACCTACTATTCTAGAACCATCTGATATACGCAGTGAACCAGCTTCATTTGTTGCTACTGGTGTATAATCAGTTGCGTCTTCTCTATCAGAAAAACGAAATAATAAATCATCTTGTGTCGCTGTATCACCTATTGTTGTTTCTGTACCAAAAATCATTAAGTGTCTTGTATCAGTAGATACCAAACTAAATCTAGATGCAGTAGGAGCATTAGATAAAGCTGTTGCTCTTGCGTCTATTGAACCAGAAAGATCTTTTATATACGTGCTAGCATTTAAGACTGTAGCAATTAAATCTTCACCAAAATTGTCTAAGGACCAACTTCTTGCTGCAATTGTAATTTCTGAAGAGGTGCTTGGTTCATTCCATTTACCCGCACTCCAAGTATCTGTACCCCAACCATATCCATATGTTGAAGCCGTTGGTCCAACATTAATTTGATAATTAGCATTACCTGATCCACCTCCACCAGAAGTAGATCCAGAAGCCGTACTTGTATGTGTAACTGTATATGTATTAGCGTCAACACGTGTTGTAACTTCAAACTCGTTATTCATATCTAAACCATCTATTGCAGAGAAAGAATCAAAAGTGACAAAGTCTCCTTCAATAGCGCCGTGGTCTGCGTCAGTTACTGAAACTGTCGTTGTACCATTTGTTGTAAAAGGATTTGTTAAAGCTGCTGTTTCTCTAATGGGTGTAATGTCATAAAGAGCACTACCTGAATATAAATATAGTTTTCTATCAGTACCTAAAGCAAGATATCTAGTTCCGTCTAAACCAATCCAGCTATGCGTATCACGAACCACGCCCACAATAGTTTTATTTGGATCTGGTAAATAAGACCAACCATTCCATCTTTCAGGCTTTCCGTAGTGAAAACGCACAAGATTTGAGTCAACATATTTACGTTGATCCCCTGCTGCGTAAGCGGTATCTTGTTTATCAATACCTGGTTGGAATTTTAAATCGACTAATTTCATAACTTGACCCAGTATTGTATACTAAATCTTTGTTGAGGAAAAGGTACATCTTTACCGTCTTTTGACTTAATTTCAGTTATTGCATGATCAATATAACTAGGAAAAACAACCATAAAATTATCTTGATTGGGTATGGTTATAATTTTACCATCATCCATAAAAAGCATATCCCCTCCTGACAGATTGTTACCTTGGTTTAAAATTAAATTAAAAGTAAATATTTCTGTATCTTTATGCCAATTATAATACCCACCATTATTATATGCTACAACGTGTATGTTGTGTGTTTTAGGTTTTTTTAACAAGCTAAAAACATCTTTATTTTGTTCTACAAACCTATTTATGCCCTGTTGATAAAACCACTTATCTAAATTTAAAATCATAGTGTTGTTGGGTTTTGATTCGCCCCAATTAATCCAATAGTCAAAGCCACCACAATGACTTCCAAAAAATGGATCAAGTTCTTCTTTCGTTTCTGGGTGGTGCCAACGAGAAATTTTAAAATTACTTCTATTGTTAGAAAGCTCTATTCTTAAATCTTGAAGAACTAAAGGAGGTAAAAATTTTTCGCACCCAATAATATTTGAAGAGTAGTATTTATATTTCATTTTTTTTCTGTAACAAATTGCGTTGCTACGTTGCCTTTGAATGAGTAACTACCCATGTGTGTTAGGCCACTAATAATATCAGCATATATTTTACCACCTATTTTTTGCCACAAACGACAAAAAGCATAGTCTTCCGATAAATATCTTTTTGTATCTGGCTCTATCATTGTGTCAAAAAATGCATAGTTCCAATCAGATGTGTCGTGATATCCAAATGTTTTATCATGAGGATCTCCTAAATGTTGATCTGATTTAAATCTAAGATGAGGATATGCCAACGCCATTTTTTTAAAAACGTTTCTTTTAATTAGCATAAATCCTGTGGCACCATCTAAAACTTCAATAAATCCTTTTTTTACTATTACTTTTTTAGGATCTTTAACGTTTAAATTGTATTGCAAAGATGCTGCGTGTAATTCATCTTCTTTAATTTTTGGATTTTCTTTTACTTTTTTTATTGTCTTGGTCCAATCAATCACTTTTCGTGGGTACACTCCCGTTACCACATCTTCATCTAAATCTAACATACGAAATATTGATTCAGGGTTAAAAGCTATATCAGCATCAATAAACAAAAGATGTGTATATTGTTCGTCGTCCATAAATAATTGCACCAATGTATTACGAGCTCTTGTTACTAAAGACTCATTGCCGATCGTGCCAAATTGTAATTCTATTTTTTTGGTAGCTGCTAAAGCTGTAAGTTGTAAACAGCTTTTAAAATAATCTGCGGTAATCATATTACCATAACAAGGTGTGCCTATAAATATTTTTGTCATTCAAAAAATCCTATCGATATAACTGCTCTTGGCGTATTAGAAAAAGATCTATGTCTTATTCCCCTGGGTATATATAACAAGTCACCTTTTTTAATTTGATAATCTATACCGTCAGGTATTATTCTGTAAGTAGTTTTGCCATGAGAACCTAAAAGAAAAACATCTTCTTCATCAACATGAGAAACACCAGTATTAGCTATTAAAGAAAAAAATATATCAACACCATTTTCTACATGATATTTATAATTAAATGTTTTTTCTAAAAAATCTTTTACAACTGCAACATTTTGATCATACTGATTAACATATTTTATTTGTAAAACTTGTCCAAAAAAATTTTCATGTTTGGTTAAACACAAAACATTCATGCTGTAGTTATCTATAAAATCTGTAAGTTTATTCATGTCATATAATTCATCAACACTAAAACCTTTTACAAAAGTTATCTGTCTATTTTTTATGCTTTCAATATTTTTACTGTTAAGAATCATTATCTATTACAAAGTTAAATGCTAAAGATATTCTTTCTTTAGCAGAATCAACAACACGATGATAGGTAGATCCATCAAATAAAAGAATATCTCCTTTTTCTGGTGTTATTTGTTTTGTTGTGTTTTCTGGAAATATAGCGAATTCTATATTTGAGTTATGTTCTGATATGTACAAAACTCCAGAATAGCAATTATTATTGTGATTGTGAAATTCTTGATAACCATATTTTTCCATAACATTTATCCAAGAATTAATAATCATAAATGGCATACTCTTACCAAAATTATTTTTTAATAAATTATCAATTTCTTTTTCAATAGCTTCTCTAATGTACTTAAATTCATTTTCAAAAAGAATATTTATTTGTGTAGATGTATTTATGTTACAATCCCATTTTCTTTTTTGAAAGATATCTTTATGTTGTTTAACATAAATATAAACTATTTCTGTTAAATGTTTTTCAATTGATGTTTTATAAATACTAACTTTTTTTAATATTATTTCTTTCATATTAATTCCTTTTTATTTCTTATTTCATTTTTTTCAGGCAACCAAAGACAATCTATAGCGGTATTTAAAAAAGTTTTTTCTGCATGTTCTAATGTATTTACCAAAGGTTCTCCTGCCATGTTAAATGAAGTATTTAGCAAACAAGGTATTCCTGTTCTTTCGTAAAATTTTTTTATAACATTATAAAAATGATAGTTTTGTTTTTTTGTTATAGTCTGTAATCTACATGTGTTATCTATGTGAAGAACTGCTGGTATCTTATCTATTTTATCTTTTTTACATGGAATAGCATACATCATGAAAGGAGACTCTTTAATATTATCCATATCAAACCATTCATGTGCATGTTCCAATAAAATTGTGCATCCAAATGGCCTAAAATATTCTCTTTTCTTTACCGTGTTTACAATATCTTTTCCGTCTTTTATTCTTGGATCAAATAATATAGATCTATTACCCAAGGCTCTTGCTCCTGCTTCAGCTCTACCTTGAAACAAAGCTATAATTTTTTTATTAAGTATAAGATCTACAATTTGATCGTAATTATTTAATAGCATAATCTACTTTTAAATATTCTATTTTAGTTACCCACCCTTTCGGTATAGCGATAGCGCCACCACCATGATTATCATCTTTATCCGTGCACCATGAACGCATAATAACGACTTTTTCTTTTGTATTAGTAACCATCCACCCTACTTCTTGGCACACGGCCAACG